TGGAAGCTCTTGGTAGGCCATCCATCTCTATCCTCTGCAATTTCAAAACCCTTTCCGTACAGGGTCATTTCTTCAACATCCAGTTCAACATTGTAGTTATAGGATGTCCATGAACGGAGCATTCGATCAAAACCAATGCTAATCAGATTGCTATATATTTCTTTTTCGGTTGGATTTCCGATCTTGGTAGTAATGTTTGCGGCGGTATTACGCTCCATTACCATGTCCACAAAGCTGGACTTCTGGTTGTCCACAATGAATTTCATCTGACGAAATGGCACATTGCTCATTCCAGAAAGTTGACGGGCGGCTACCTGGCTATAATCAGTAGGGGGAAATCCTTTGAAACATTTGTATATGCGACCCCACTTCCTTTCCCTTCCTGCGTTATCCAATCGGAGATTCCAACATATAGTAAATGCGTCATTGGCAGTCTGCACACGACTAGTGGGTGCTACTCCGTTTGAGTTGATGGTATTGAAACCCCAACTCGATACGCCTTCTCGGTTTACTATTTTCTTGGTTTTAGCCATTTTATCCTAGAGCTTGGTTCATTGCTTCCCTGCGTTTTTGACAAGCAGGGCAATTTTTAGCCCTTGTTTCCAGTTGGGCATTGATGCCAAACGTAGAAGCAACGCGATCCCCAAGATTAGCAAATTTATGTATTACGTTTGCCACCTTGTCTCCCGCTTCTTGCCAGCAATATTGTCCCGGCAAGCGTTGACAAATTTGCTGTTCAACAAGGTATTCTAAATTTTCTGGTACGGCAACATTCTTATTTGTCATGTCGCCTTTAATCTTTTGGATGAATTGCTTTCCAAAAGTCAGATCCATTCCATTTACGCGATAGGTATTTCCTTTATCGTCGCTGTATTGATACCAAAGACCACCGGGAATTGGGCCGTTTTTATCCTTTAATTTCATGTGAACCTAATGCTTGTATAAAGGTATAAAAGATGTCAAGGTTTTTTAAAACATGGAGTACAACGGACTGAACTTGGAGCCACCCAAGGATACAACATACGGATTATCTTTTTTGGAAACTGTTCCACAGTTCATTCGTGAATTGACGGCATATAGATTGACTCGCGGAGAGTTTGGAAGGCGAGAAAGATACAAAAGAGGCATTAAATTAGAGCATACGGATCTTAAAAATCCTGCTCAACACATGGTGAATTGTTTCCAGTTGATCTATGGAAACGATGTTTTGCTCCATTCACAAGGAATACCCAATAATTATGCCCTAGACATCATTGATTTGTTCTGCAATGAGAACGATTGGGGTATAGCAGGGTGCGCGAGTAGTGGAAAAACATTCTCTGTTGCTGCCTGTATCATCATTGATTGGCTTTGTGCGCCAGATTGCACATCAACATACGTTGCGAGTACATCGTTAGACGCATCAGAAGATCGACTGTGGGGCAAGGTATGTACTCTCTACCGAATTGCCATGCGTAATTTGCAAACTCAATTTGGCAAAGATACGAGCATTGGAAACCTTGTTGAATACCGCAGAATGATTGTTTTTGAGTCAATTGACACAAGAGATACCGAAAGAGACTATACAAATGCCATTAAAGCATTGGCATTCCCTCGCGGGGGAGAAGGAAAGCGTTCTGTTGAAAATACAAGAGGCCGAAAAAACGCCAGAATGAGGTTGTTTTTGGATGAGTTGGCAGAAATGGATCTTTACGCACTAGATACCAGAGTCAATCTTGGTGCAAATCCTGATTTTATCTTTGGAGGCATGGCAAATCCTTCAAATACAGCCAATAATCCACATACAGAACTATGCCAACCAGACGATCCTATGGAATGGGAGTCTGTCAATAGGTATACGCATAAATGGAAAACTCGCACAGGGGTAGCATTGCATCTTTCTGGAGAAGATAGCCCTAATTTCAAGGCTCCTGATGCAGAAATACCTCCATTTGATAGATTTTTGACGATTCAAGGAGAAGCCGCAACGCTAAAACGATGCTATGGCAATAAAAATGCGCTAGAATACTGGAGAAACGTCTATGGTTGGTGGCCTGATAGCTCCGTAGAGCTTACGGTTTTCTCAAAACAGTTCATTCAAGGGTGCGATATTTCTTGGGAACCTGTTTGGAGTGATAGAACCAAAGTTGTTTGCGGATTTGACCCTGCTTTTACTGCTGGTGGAGATAGATGTGCAGCTACATTTTGCAGATATGGCCCAAATGATACTGGAAGAAGAGTAGGATTTTATCTTGGCACAAGAGAATACAATTCTTCAGTAGGAGAAGTCTTTGAAGAGAGTATTGCCATGCAAGTTGTTAAAGATTGTTTGGAGTATGGAGTGCATCCAAGGGACTTTGGTTTGGATATTTCAGGAGATGGCGGGAAAATGCTTCGTGCAATCATTATTGAATGGGGAAGATACCATCCTGAAGCAATGTTTATAACTCCCATTTCATCTATGGGCATGCCAACTGATAGAAAAATTAGCAATCTGGATAAGCGCACAGCCAAAGAAGCCTATGACCGTCGTGTAACGGAGTCTTGGTTTCAAGTTCACACGGCTATGTCAACGCAAAGTTTGGTTGGCATTGATGTAGAAAGGCATACAGCATTAGTAAGTGAACTTTGCAGTAGGCTTTATTTCCACAAAGGAAGAAAAGTTGCGGTCGAAAAAAAGCTCGATATGAAACAGCGTATCAAAAAATCTCCCGATTTGGCTGACTCTTTGACTTATGCAGTAGAAATGCTTCGCAGAGCAGGGCTTGAGTTTACTTTTGAAGATCAATCTGCTGAATCTTTAGATATTATTGAGATTAGAGATTGGGAAGATCGTCTAATTCACAGCAAAAATAACGCACAAGAAGAAATAGAAAATGATGAATGGGGATATGCTGGCAAAAGCTGTGATGAAGACGGCTTCTAGCATTGACCTGTTAAAAAAACGCAGGCATAATTTTAACAATTATGGCTAGATTTTCCCCTCAAGAGTTCCGAAATGGATCTATGATCCCATCTGTCCTCCAAGGAAGGATAGATTCTTCTGTTTCTGGCCTTATAAAAGGGACTGATTCTCCTGCTTTTGGAGTAGGTCAGTATAAAAGAAAGCCAAGTTTTCTAATGTGTCCTCCAAAATACTTGTCAACGGCTATTGCCAACAACAAGTTTATGAAGGGACAAAAAGTTGATACAGAACGCGCCATGCGTCAGTACACCAGAATCAAAAGACTGATTACTGCTCTTGGTGTAAAAGTCATTGAACTTCCTCCTACTCCCGGAGCGCAAGACCAACATTTTGTAGCTAATCTTGGTCTATCTGTTGATCCATTTGTGTTCATTGCAAAAATGAGTGCCGATGGTCGCCAAATTGAAGAAGAACCGGGGTGTAGATTCTTTGAGAAGATGGGTTATACAGTTCTTCAGCCTCCTCATTTTTGGGAGGGAGAAGCTGAAACAAAATATTGGAAAGATAAAACGTACTTTGGTGGCTACGGAAAGTTTTCTGACTGGAAGGCACAAGAATGGATTTCCAAAAAAGCTGGAATTGAAATCATCCCCATGAAAATGATCAGCGATGATCTCTATCATCTGGATTGTTGCATCCATGTAATTGACCCAGAAAACTTCATGGTATGCCGTTCTGGTATTGATTCTGAATCCTTTAAGCGTCTTGAGAAGCTGGCAAACATCATTGTCGTTCCAAAAGAGATGGAGGCTACGGGTGCTACCAACCTTATCCGTATCCCTGACAAGAACATTGTAATCAGTGGTATGTTCCAACCAGAGTATCATCAATACCGCAAGAGCATGGAATGGATGCTCACGACGATGGACAAATTTAACAACTCTGTGATCTTTGCAGATATTGACGAGGCAGACAAAAATGGAGCAGATTGCTCCTGCCAAGTGATGCACATCACTTTTTAATGAAATCTATTTTCAAACGATTTGTTGGATTCATAGCTTTTATCAATGGGTATTGTCCTCAATGCTTGCATGAAATTTGTAGTGGACATGATAAAAGTTGCCATGTATGCCGTGTCGCTGGAGTCATTACTCCAATCCACATCTGGCATAGATTCATAACCACAAAATAAAATGGCTACAAAGAAAAGCGGTATCCACATCAAAGAAAGTCACAAGGGTCGCTTCACCGCGATCAAAAAGAAAACAGGAAAGACCACGGAGCAATTGAAGCACAGCAAAAATCCTGCTGTACGAAAGATGGCTACGTTTGCAGCCAACGCTGCCAAATGGCATCATAAGGGCAAGAAGAAGTGAAATCAGCAACCACAAATTCCGCAAAACCAAATGCAATTCTTCGCCCTGCTAGAGTCGGATATGGAGTTCCTAAGAAATCCAAACGAAAGCCTAGAAAAAAATAGTTTTATGACACCAGAGAAAGATGCTTCCAATATTTGGTGTGAGGCATTTTCTGCTGGATTTGATAAATACATCAAAGGAAGTACCGAGCATAGAACACAGTTTTGGACTGCTGGAGCAGCTTGGTATGCAAAAAACCTACGAGATGAACAATTGGATCTTATCAGCTATTTGCATCATCTTACCGAAAGGATCAAGTTGATTGAGCTTTTGGCAAAAATGATGGAGGAAGAAGAAATTAGCTTGCGTGATGCCAGCACCCTGTTAAAGAACCTTGTCGCTGACAGACCTCCTCAACACTTGCCGCACCAATCAAATGACTAAAAAACCAGTCGGAGCAGTTGTTGTATCCGACCTTCATTGCGGTTCAGTTGTTGGCCTTTGGCCCGACAATCACATTACTTCCACAGGCAATAAAATCAGCCTAGGAAACAATCTTCATCAAAGTTGGCTTTGGGATTGTTGGCAGGATAAAGATGAGAAGATTAAAAGGCATTTTAAAAATGATCCATTTATTCTGATTGTAAATGGTGACTGCATTGAAGGCCGTCATCATGGAAGCAATGAGATTGTTGCTGCACTCAATCTTGATCATAGCCTAGCTGCTATTGAATGCCTCAAGAAACTTTCATCAATGGCCGTCAAAACCTATATGACGGCAGGAACAGAATGTCACGTTGGTGATTGGGAGCGCATGATAGCCAAAGAACTTGGAGCAATTTGGCTAGGTGACAAAGGATTGATTGAAATCAATGGTACGCTGATTGATGTCGCCCACCATATGCCAACGAGTTCTAGGGCATACCTTGAAGCTGGAGCCATGTCTATAAGCATGGGCAATGCCCGTCAAAATTACTCCCGTGTCGGCCATAAGGTTCCCACAGTTTATTTAAGAGGCCATAGGCACACGGGAGGAATCTTTAATGATGGTAATGGCATTTTTATGGTAAGTCCTGCATGGCAATTGTTGACAAAATATGGTCACAAGGTTGTAGGAGATTCTATTTGCAGACCGGGATTTGGCATCCTTGATTGGAGAGGATGTGAAGAGGGTGAACTTCCAGCAACCAAACTCATACAATATGCACCAGAAGAAACCACACCCATCCGAAGCTGAACTACTGCAATCAATCCGAGATACCGATAGATGGAAAAAGATTTTTAATGGCGAAGAAACGCTGGATGATAGTTGGCTTTCTGTAGAACAGATAAAAGAAATTACAGGTTTGAAAGAAACTCAAACAAAGTTCAAAATTAGCAAGAATCTAAAAGAAGGATTGATTGAAAAGAAAAAGATTTGTGTCAATGTAAATGGACGCAGAACCATGAAGAGCTTTTACAGACTCTTGTGATGAAATCTTTTTTGTTGCACATAGACCTGTGGAAAGATTCTTGCTGGATAGTATGGCCTGTCACAAAAAAACAAGCAGAGTATTGGTACAACAAAAAGTTTACTAAAACTAAAGAATCCTTCCCAACTTTTAAGCCAAATGGAGGATTATCTGTAATGGGTGATAATCATGTCATTTTTTTGTCCAAATGGCAAAATGATGCCGAGTGCTTTGGACTGCTTGCCCATGAATGCGTTCACATTGCCAATTCAATCCTACGGTCATGTGAAGTAAAGGAGGAGGAAGGCAAGGATGAGGCTCTTGCCTATCTCGTTGATTTTATGATGCGTCACTTTACAGCAACGCTCACAGAAACCAAACTTTAAGCGAATTGGAGAAGATGCCCTTGATGATGAGCAATCAATTGAAGGATGGCCTTCCCCTCATCGGTAG